CCCGAACACCAGCGATGAAAAGCTCCTTCAGATGATCGATGCCGCGCTAGCCGAGAGGGCCGCGTAAAATGGGATGGACCAAGCGCCAACTGGTTCAGCAGGCATACGAGGAGCTTGGCCTCGCGGCGTATGTATTTGACCTAACTCCACAACAGATGGAAAGCGCCTGCCGGCAGATGGATGTCATGTTAGGCGGGTGGAATGCAAACGGGGTGCGGATTGGCTATCCCCTTCCGAATTCCCCACAAGACACGGATCTTGATTCGGACACGATGGTTCCGGATTTCGCTGTCGAGGCGATATTCAAAAATCTAGCATGTCGTATTGCTCCCTCGCTGGGGAAATCCGTATCACCAGAAACGAAAATGTATGCCGACATGGCATATGGGAACATGGTCAATCAAACCGCCGCGCCAGTTCCTGAGCGACAAATGCCGCAAACCATGCCGCGCGGCCAAGGGACAAAGCCGTGGCGCAACTTCAATAACCCGTTCGTTTATGCCCCGCAAGATGAGGTTGACGCCGGGACAGATGGACCAATCGATCTTCAATAGGGCTTGATATGTCAACGATCAACCAATTAAACGCCATCAGCACAGTATCTGGAAGTGATTTAGTCCCGGTCTATTCCCAACAGAACGGCGATGCACGGAAGCTATCGCTAACGAATCTGGCGGATTGGATTGGCACTCAGGTGTCATTTGTTGATGACAAGATTACGCAATACGCCGCCCCACTAACCGGAACGACCGTCCTCGCCAATGACACACAGAACAGCGGCTGGCTGATCCTGACGCCGGTCGGTACGCTTGCAGCACTGACGATCAAGCTCCCGCTACTGGCAAACACCATCGACAAACAGGAGATTCTGGTCAATACGACGCAAACCCTAACGTCACTAACGATTGACGGGAACGGGAGTTCTGTTGTTGGTGGCCCGACGACGCTGTCGGCGAATGGATATTTCCGGCTGCGTTACGACGCGGTCATGCATACGTGGTATCGAGTCAATTAAGGAGCTAATCAAATGTCAATGTTCGCCCCCTTCGCGCCACGTTACGGATCAGGCCAAACTGTTACGGCGGCGGCAGCGTCTGCCTCGGTATCGCTTCCGCGAGGAAATAAACAAATCCGGGTCGTGAATACTGGTAGCAATCCTGCATATATCCGAGTGGGGTTTACTAGCGCCACCGCAACCACCGCCGATCTTTATCTGGTGGCGGGGTCAATCGAGACCTTCACCGTTGACCAGGAGGCCGATGTCCTGGCCTACATCAGTCCGCTAGGGACTACGCTGAATATCATCAACGGCGAGGGCTGGTGACATGCTCCGGGGGAACATTAGATCATTGACCAGCCACGCCGCCGAGCATGCGGCGATGGGCGGAATCTATAACCCGGCCGACGGATACATCGATCATCTGGCATGGGGACTGACGCTGCCCACATCTGGCACCATCGGCGTCGCATCCCTGGCCGCTGGCGTGGCATACGTGTCGGGCTACCGAGTTGCACATACCGGGTCGGTACTGGCGCTGGCGGCGTCCAAGGACAACTATGTCGACCTCTCGTATCAGGGCGTTGTCACCGTATCCTCGGTGACGGTCGGGGCGGCGGCTCCGGCAAAAGCGGCCAACTCCATCCGCATCGGCTATTGCACGACCAATGCAACGTCGGTCACGGGCGCAACGACCGGGGCGAAAGATTCGAATGGCGTGTGGATGGGCAATACCGTCAATATGCCCTACGCTCGCTCGCTCACCGCATCGGCGTTTATGTCGCTAACCGGAGATCAGGTGGTCGCATTCACGGCCAACAGTACCAAGTTCGATAACGCCGCAATGCACTCTGAGACGGTCAATACATCGCGGTTTGTTGCGCCGTTGTCCGGTAGGTATTTCGTCGAGGGGGTAGTAATCCTCGCGGCGGCGATGGGGGCGTCGTCATTGTGGGGATGCAAGATTTTCAAGAACGGTTCCTCCGCCGCACTTGGTACAGCAACCGCTGATGGAACGGTGGTTATTACCCAGCGTTGCGGCGGACCGATCAACCTGAATGCCGGGGATTACATCGAGTTGGTCACGAACTTCTCTGTGTCGACCAGCATCACAGCAGCGCTTATCAACATTGCGAATTTCTGACATGAACATCCTATTCCCTTCTGCAGGCAAGATAAACGGCGGCTGGTTGCAGCCAAATCCCGCCGCCGTTGGCGCGGTCGCCGCCACCCATCATCACGACCTGTGGGCGCTGTGGGATTGGGATGGCTGGGTAAAGCCGCAGCTCGACCACGGCATGGCGATTGGCATCAACACGTTTTCCGCCATCGGCGACCTGTATGGCGTGGCAAATGGATCGATCCCGATTGCCACGTACCGCGCGATGCAGTTGCAGATCGCCACCTATCTGGCCGAGCACGGCGCCTACTACATGCCGTGCTGTGCCAACACGATTGGATATATCAACTACAGCCTGTCGGCGCAGGACTATGCGGAGATTGCGCTCGACTATTTGTTGCCGCTCCAGTCTCTCGGGAACATCCCCGGAGTGTTCGTTTTCGATGAACCCCACGCCAGCACCCACACGTACCAGTACATCATCGACTGCATCAACGCAATCCGCGCGGGCGGATGCGCGCTGCCCATGTCGTGCCCGGAGAACTACGATCAGACCGCGTGGATTTCGGGGATCGAGTCGGCCATGGACTTCTACTCCATCGGAACAGCGACATTCCCGACGCCTTCGACACTGCTGGATACGTGGTTACTGAACACATCAAAAGAGGTGCTCATCAGTACGACCTACAAGAATCAGGAGGCAACCGCTGGGCTTGGCGGCGGCAGTCCCGCAACGGTTGTGGCCGACCTCAAAACGGTTTACAACCTCGCGTACTCTGGCCATCCGCGCATTAAGGGCGTATTGCAGTGGGGCGTTGCGGACTACGGAAACTCGACGCTGTTCCCCGCTAACCCGGCGCATTACCAATGGGGCGTCATCGATACCTCGACGACGCCAGGCGTGTTCGCACATCGCCAGCATAAGACGTGGCTCATCTCTCAGTACTCGCGCGGGTCGGTCGAGTTGAGCAAGAAGGTTTGATAGAGATGATCGCGTTCGCCAACTCGTTATCGCAGTTCTTTGCTGACAACCTCGCATTGCACGAGGCCAAAGCGTACGGCGTGCCGTCTTCGTATAGCTGGGCCGCAAGGCCGAACCGGGACCAATGGAACGCCGTTCCCGACGGATTCACGTCGGTGCTCGGGTGGGGCCAATGCTTCTTCGCTGCCGACGCCCCGCAGCTCGACGCGACCATCGAAATCCGGAACATGCGCACCTACGCCAAAACAGCGGCAGGGTGGGCGCTGCTCCAAACTGGGAAAACGGACGGCGCAATGTTCTGGCCAGATTTTCACGAGAACTTGAACGAGCCGCCGGCCGCTTACGTCAGCGACGATGTGAAGACATCAGTTCGGCTAAAGTTCGGGCGCGCCTATCACTGGTGGCCCAAGGCAAGATCGACGATACCGGCCGGGTACGAGGCGCTGCTGGTTCTGATAGAGGCGCGTGCGGTGGATAGCGACAGCATGCTCATCGGACTTGGGGCGGATTTTTGGAAATCCAGTTCTGCCCCGTACCCGAATAACGCAGGAGTCGGCGTGGGGCGGTTCCGCAAGTTGACTCGGAACTTCGAAACATACGGCTTCACGACCGCGTCATTGCAAAATCTGGCCGAATTTAGTGCGTGAGTTGGACTGCGCGAATCGTCCGGGATCGTCGTTTAAGCAACCGCTTCGGCGGGTTTAACAAAACTTTGACAGGAGGCAGCTGTGCATGACTCAGATACAAAGTACGAACACAATCGCCGGCACCCCTTGTCGCAGGAAGAGCTCGCGGACATCAAGGATCAATTACTGGAATCAATCTACGCGGACATCGGGAGGTCGCTCACGGCGAAATTTTTATGGGTCGTTGGGGCGGTTGTTGCTGCGGGCTTTACTGGGTTAGTCGCGGCTGGAAAGATTAAGGTCGGGTAGGATGCAGATCCCAGTCCTCTCTGGAGTTTATACAGATTCGGCATCCGATTTTCGGACGGCATATCCGCGCAACCTTGTTCCGGTTCCGAAGGATCAGGGAATATCTAAGGGGTATTTGCGTCCGGCTGATGGGATTGTGCAGTTTGGTACAGGGCCAGGAATTGACCGAGGCGGGATCAATTGGAATGGCTCGTGTTATCGAGTCATGGGCACGTCGTTCGTTAAAATCAGTTGGGATGGGTCATATACGACGATTGGCACAGTAGCGGGCGGCGGGCAAGTGTCATTTGATTACTCATTTGATCGTCTTGGTATTGCATCAGGCGGGAAGCTCTATTACTACAATGGCACCACGTTTGTGCAGGTTACAGACACAGACTTAGGGACATGTATCGATTTCATTTGGGTTGATGGGTATTTCATGTCCACCGATGGGACATATCTTGTCGTCACAGAGCTAACAGACCCGACGCAAGTAAATCCGCTGAAATATGGAAGTTCGGAGGCAAACCCTGACCCGATCAAGGCAATAAAGAAGCTGCGCAACGAGGTCTATGCGCTCAACCGCTACACGATTGAAGTGTTCAATAACGTCGGGGGATCAATGTTCCCATTCGCCCGAGTAGATGGCGCGCAGATGATTCGCGGGACCATTGGCACGCATTCGTGCGCCGTGTTTATGGAGGCGCTTGCGTGGCTCGGTGGGGGAATGAATGAAGCTCCCTCGGTATGGATGGGTACTAATAGCGCGACCGTTAAAATTGCAACGCGCGAGATAGATCAGCTATTGGCGGAATATACCGAGGCGGAACTGTCTTCCTCTGTGATGGAGGTGCGCGTCGAAAACAATCACCAACTGCTATACCTGCATCTGCCAGATAGAACGCTGGTTTATGACGGGCAGGCATCGCGAGATGTTGGTCAACATATTTGGTTTGAGCTAACGTCTAGCATTGTTGGCCTCGGAACATATAGAGCCAGAAACTTTGTGCGGTGTTACGACAAGTGGCTTTGCGGTGACCCTACTAGTGTTGCTCATGGGTATTTGACGAACTCGAATTCGCA